GTACTGGGGACAACCGATGCCCATCGCACCCCCACCGTGGACGTTATGGGCGGTCCAGTGGGATTACCAAGCTGGACGGCGCACGGCGCCCCCATCCTTCGTACCTGGCGTTGTCGACGCTTTACTTCCTGACCCACGCTACGCGAAGGTCATTGACGAACCCACAATTGTGCTGCCGATCGTTGACACGAAGACGATGATCCTTCCCATCTACGTGGACGGGATGCACGATCGTCCGGAGGAGGCAGAAGACCACGGCCACGTTGGCAAGCACAGACGCGACGTGCTCGACCAGGACGAAGAGTGGCGCACCCGTTGGGCTTCGTATCCGACGGCGGACTGGCCGACGCTTGCGACGTACGAGGATCGCATCGCATCACAGCTCCTTGACACGCGTCCTGTCATCTGTTCCGGGCATGACAACGATGAGACAGCCGTCCTTCCTTTGCTAGGATGGATCGAAGACGAAGGAGAGAACGGTGCTGATCATTCTGGAGGGCTCAGACCTCGCTGGGAAGACGACACTTTGCGAGAGGCTGCGACTGTATCTTTCTTCGAAATACCCGACACACACTACAACGGTTCTCCATCGGGGGGCCCCATCATCCGATCCCATCGCCGAGTACGTCGATCCCCTGCGAGGGTATGAGCCCGAATCCGGGCAGCACATCATCTGCGATCGCTGGCACATCGGTGAGATTGTGTATCCGCTTGTGCTGCACCGACCGTCGGAGATGGACCCGACGATGTTCTCGCAGGTGGAACACTTCCTCGACGCGAAGGGTGCCTTCCTCGTTCACGTCTGGGTGCCGGACAGTGACCTCATCGCGAGGTATAAGGAACGCGGCGATGCGCACCGATCTCTCCACGAAGTCCTCTTCGCCTCTGAAGTGTTCAAACGAATGATGCGACGAAGCCGGCTGCCAAGCATGACCGGACTGCACCACACCCCCGACGATATCGTATGGGCAGCGGCGGGAGCCGAGGTCCGTGCGGCAGAACGAGAGAAGAGGCTGCCCTCATGGGAGTAGAGATCACGGCCAAGACAGGCCGTGAGGCTTACTACGAGGCCGTCCAGCGAACGCTGAACGGCAAGCTGCGAGCGCCACGGAATGTGCAGACCCGCGACGCGGGTTTCACGACCATCCTCGTTGAGTCGCCGTACGATGCGTTACCGCTGGGCGTGGGTCGCGCTCCGCTCCTGGCCATTGGCGCCGCCGAAGCCATGCAGCTCATCGGCGGTCTCGCTGACCCCGGCATCATGTTCCGCATCAGTCCCAAGTTCCTTCAGTATGCGGACGATGGCCGATCCTTCCACGGCGCGTATGGCGCGCGGATCAAGATGCAGGTCGTCCACGCATGTAACAAGCTGCGTGACGATGTCTCCACGCGCCAGGCTATCGTCACCTTGTGGGACGAGTACCTCGACAACCTCCACGGCCATGCGGACTACCCATGCACCGTCGCGCTGCAGTTCCAGATGGACGAGGGCAAGCTGTGTATGAACACGGTGATGCGGTCCAACGACGTGTACCTGGGTCTCCCGTACGACCTCTTCCAATTCACCCAGCTTCAGCTCACCGTCGCGCGGTCGCTGGGTCGTGAACCTGGGTGGTATCGCCATACAACGATGAGCCTCCACGCGTACGAACGCGATGTTGAGAGGCTTACGGACATCCGCCCGGCGATGCCCGTCGCGACCGCTGATCCTGGCTTCCAGCCCAAGGGTGTCGGTCTCAACGGGCAAACGTTCACGCAGATTATGATGCGGGCTCGTCGCATTCTCACCGGCCTCCACATCGCCGACCTCACCGACGACGAGCAATGGTTCGTCGACAAGCTGGACCCGTTCGTCACGCATGGTGAAGTATGAGACCATCGTGGGACAAGACGTGGATGGACGCTGCACTGGCGGTGGCACGACGTTCGTTGTGCAGCCGCGACCAGGTGGGCGCGGTCATCGTCAGTGCGGAGAACCGCATCGTCGACACGGGATATAACGGGCCTCCTCGCGGATTCCCGTGGTCGGCGGACAGTCCGTGCGAAGGGTGGTGCGAGCGTGCTCAAAAGCGTCCAGGACCGCCCGGGTCAGCGCTTGGTGCATTTCTTGACCCAAATTACAGCGACTGCCCATCACTCCACGCCGAGGCCAACGCGCTCATGTTCTCCGACCGCGACAAGCGGATCGGTGGGACTATCTATGTCACCTCAGGCACATGTGGCGGCTGTGCCAAACTGGTCGCCAACAGCGGCCTCGTACGTGCTGTGTACCTCACTGGCGGCCACGCTCATCGTGATTCATCGCGGTGGTACGACTTCCTCGTTCAGTGCGGTGTCGAAGCGGAACCAGTGAACTACGATCAACTATGAGTTACGACAAGCCATGTCCTGAGTCGCTGTGGGATCACAGCGCTCCGAACTATCGCGGTCGTTGCACGTACTGTGGGCGGGTCCTCGACGTGAGTAGACCGGCTATGTACTATGAGGACGTCGAGTCAATCGACGAGGCCGCATACGGGTATTTCTACGACCCAGACTATGGAACGAGTCGAAAGGACAGATACGCGAATGACAAGCCTTCGGGACGTCCGCCTTCATCTGATTGAATCGCTGGACGATGTCCTCGCCTTCAAGGAGTGGCTGGGTCTTCGTCGTCCATACGATGCCATTGCCGTCGACACGGAGACGACGGGTTTGACCGTCGGCAGTGACATCGTTCGTCTCGTCCAGATCGGCGACGACCATCACGGTTGGGCAGCCGCGTGGACAAACGAGGTGGGTCTCGAGGGTCGCTTCATCCCAGGCTGGGGCGGCGCGATCATGAACGACATTGCCACGTCGTGGCAGGGTGACATCCTCATGCACAACGCGAAGTACGACGTGGGCATGATGGACTTTATGAACGTGAAGGTCAAGCGCGGCCAGGTCAAGGACACGGCTGTGATGGCGCACATCATGGCGCCTCACATGTCTCGAGCCCTGAAGAACGTCGCGTCGAGGCTGGTCGACGGTTCATCGTCGCAAGCGCAGGCTGAGCTCGAGAAGAACCTGAGCCACGGCGGTGGTGGGTGGACGTGGGGAACCGTTCCCATCGACCATCAGCCCTACTGGACGTATGGCGCACTCGACCCTGTGCTCACGTACAAGATCTTCATGGAGCTGTGGCCACAAGTGCAGGCGGACGCACCCAAGGCATTCGACCTGGAGAATCAAGTTCAGTGGACGATCCTCAACATGGAACGTTATGGCGCCCACGTGGATCAACCGTTCGCTGCAGCCAAGTTCGTTGAGTTCACGCGATTCGTTGACGAGATAAGTGAGTGGGTAGAGAAAGAGTATGGCATCAAACCGGGAAGCAATCCTGCGGTCGTCCGGATTTTACAAGAAGCGGGCTTCGAATTCTCGAAGGCGACGGCGGCCGGCGCGGTCGCGCTGGACAAGGAAGTCCTAGGCGACATCGACCATCCGCTTGCGAAAGCAGTCCTCGAGCGGAGGCAGATTCAAAAGCTCGCGTCCACGTATCTCAAGCACTTCGCTGAGGATGTGGACGAAGACAGCCTTCTTCACCCGAGCATCAACACGCTGGGTGCCCGCACGTCGCGGATGTCGATGTCCGATCCCAACCTGCAAAACCTCCCGCGCAAGAACGTGGTGAACCCAGCGGCTGATGTGGTGCGAACCTGCATTACGGCGCGCGAAGGTAACACCATGCTCATGTGCGACTTCGACCAGGTGGAGATGCGCACGCTAGCGGATACGGCACAAGAGCAGAAGATGATCGCCGCGTTCAAAGGGCCGGAGGACTTCTTCGTCGCACTGGCTAAGATGATCTACGACGATCCTTCCATCGTCAAGTCGGACCCACGACGGCAGGTGACTAAGAATGCTGGGTATGCGACGATCTATGGCGCGGGTGTGGAGAAGTTTGGAGCGACCGCTGGGATCTCGTATGATCAAGCTTATCGCGTTAGGAAGCGTTGGGACGAACTCTTCCCGGGCGTGGTCAAGTTCCAGCGAGCGGTTATCGACACGGCAGTGTCTCGTCGAGCCGCTGAGGGCACTCCTTATGTACGGTGCCCTATCACAGGACGCCGCCAAGTCGCGGACCCTGGGAAAGAGTACGCACTGGTGAACTTCCTCATCCAAGGCGCCGCCGCTGCCATCTTCAAGACGAAGCTGCTTCAGCTTGATGCGGCGGGCTTGGGTGAGTGGATGATCGTCCCGGTACACGACGAGATCATCCTCGATGTCCCGAACGAACACGTGCCCGATGCCGTGCGGGCATTGGAAAGTATCATGAACGACGACCAAATGTTGACCGTACCTCTGTCCGCGTCCGTGTCCTATGGCACGTCGTGGGGTAGCAAGACAGCGTGGAGCTGGGATGAGTCCAACTGACGTGAAGTCACGGGGTGCTTGCTCGCGCGGCGCACTCCTTCGCCATCCGGACTGGATCGCCATTGAGCGTGCCATCGCGGGCGACCAAGTGTACAACATCCACACGATCGAGATGCGCGAGATCGTGCGTCGGCTGCTCAAGCCGGGAGTGACATATGCAGAGATCGCTCGTCTCGTGGGCTGTCACAGTCGCACGGTTTCACGTCACGCCCAAGCACTACGACAGGAGGCCTTACATGGCGCCACACAGGATCATCGCCGTGGACCCAGGAAAGATGACGGGGGTGTGTCAGGTCGATCCTCACGGGTGGTGCGTGTGGTCGGCGCCGGCGATGTCAGCAGTGGAACGAATCAACACGCTGATCACGTCTGGTCACGTCATCGTTGTTGAGCGCTTCATCTTCCAATCGATCAAGCAGACCGCACAATACGATGCGCTCGAGGTGACGGGCGCGCTACGATATCTCGCGTCACGCTACCGCATCCTCTTTGAGCAGCAGGATCGGGCCGCACGCAAGCGTGTCACGTTGCCACTCGTCAAGATGTTCGTCGACCCGAAGAACGACCACGAACTCGATGCAGCACAACACGCCATCGTTGCGGCCGTTCGTCATCGAGTGATTGACCCGGCGCAGCTTGCTACGATCGACTGAGAGGAACCAGCGAAGGAGAGAACATGGCTCGAGCTGATGTCAGTGGCGATCGTATCATCGTTGAGACGACGTGGAACGAGAAGGAACTGATCAAGCAAGTGCCCGGCGCACGCTGGGATCCGTCGATGAAGACGTGGTCCGTGCCGCGCTCTTGGTCATCCTGTATCATCCTGCGCGGCGTGTTCGGCGAAGCCCTTGAGGTAGCCGACGGTCTCAATGAGTGGGCATGGCCCATGGCATTTGAGATGGCCGAACGTCGGGCAATGCGCAATCGTCTCGAGCCAGAGATCCGCGAGTACCCTCGCCTCTACCCGTTCCAAGAGGTGGGTGCTGCCTTCCTCCGTCGAACGAAGGAGACTCTCTTGGGCGATGAGATGGGCACCGGTAAGACGGTGCAGGCATGCACGGCACTACGTGCCATCCCAGACGATGGCGGCTATCCAGCGATCGTCATCTGCCCGAACTCGGTCAAGTGGTCCTGGGCACAGCACGTCAAGGACTGGACGACCGGCATGCCATACGTCATCGACGGTGGTGCCGTCACGCGTGAGAAGATCCTGAAGGCTGCGGCTGAAGATCCTTACGCGATCGTCATCGTCAACTTCGACGCGCTTCGGACGCTCTCCCGGCAGGCTGGGTACGGCAGCATCCACCTTCGTCGTTGTCGCGAGTGCGATAAGAAGACGGGCGAAGAGGGCCTCACGGCGACACGATGTCAAGTGCATCCCAAGCCACTGAACAAGATCCCGTTCAAGACGGTGATCATCGACGAGGCACACAAGATCAAGAACCCGCAGGCGCAGCAGACGCGAGCGGTCTGGGCCATCGCACACAGCCCGGCGGTCAAGCAGCGCTGGGCAATGACTGGCACGCCGATCGCGAACCATCCGGGTGATTTGTGGTCCATCCTCCATGCCATCCGACCCACGGACTTCCCCACGCGTACGCACTACGTGGACCGCTTTTGCCTTCAGTCTTGGAACGCGATGGGCGGTCTGGACATCGTCGGACTGAACCCAGCGACGCGCGAGGAATTTTACTCCATCGTCGATCCTGCTTTCCGTCGCGTTCGCAAGGACACCGTCTTGACCCAGCTTCCGCCCAAGGTCCGTGCGGTCCGCTGGACGGAGATGGTGCCGAAGCAGAAGCGGATGTATGACGAGTTCGAGGACAGCCTCGCCGTGCTCGATGAGAACGGTCGTGCCATCGTTGCGACGAATGCGCTTGTCGCGAACCTGCGACGGATGCAACTATCCAGCGCGAGCATCGCGACCATCAACGTGCCGTGGACGTACTTCAACACGGACACGGACGACGCACATGTGCGGATGGTCGAACCGTCACCCAAGCTCGACGCACTCGAGGACATCCTCGAGGAACTTGAGGACAAGCAAGTTGCCGTGTGTGCTTTCCATCGTCAACTCGTTGAACTGGCAGCCGCACGTCTCACGAAGGCCGGCATCACCTTCGGCATGATCACGGGTGGGCAGACCGTATACGAACGTGATCTTGCCCTTCGTCAATTCCAAGCCGGGCAGCTTCGCGTCCTCCTCTTCACCATCTCCGCCGGTGGCACCGGACTGACGATGACCGCAGCGGACACGCTCGTCTTCCTCCAGCGGTCATGGAGCATGGTGGACAACAAGCAGGCCGAGGACCGCATCCACCGAATCGGCGCGGAGAAGCACGAGAGTATCACCATCATCGACATCGTCACACGGGATTCCGTGGAGGAGGACCAGATAGGATCGCTGACTGAGAAGATGATGCGTCTCGAGGAGATCACTCGAGATCGTCAGCGGGCAGCGAACGATGACGATCGCGCTGAGCTGGACCGGCAGGAAGACGCGATCATGGGGATGCAGTTGTGATCACACCACAAGCGAAGGACAGCTGGGTCGTGCGCTGCGATACGCCACAATGCGGATCGTCGCTACTCGTCCACGCTGTCGACCATCACGCGGCGGCGGAACGTGCCTTCGACGCGTATCATTGGGCGACCATGCCGAACGGCAAGATGGCGTGCCGACAGCACAAGGGGGCAGCGTGACCATTGAGGACGTCGACGGTCCAGCGATCGTCGATCTGATGCAGCGACGAAATATGGACGTGGCCACGCTGGCCGCGACTATCGGGATGAAGACACAGTTCCTTCAGGACTTCATCGATGGGAAAGAGCCTCGCATGCTCGTCGAGCACAAGGACGCGCTGCTCACCCTCGGGCTCGTCTACGGAGCGGGCGATCGGAGCATGCCGATTACCTTGCCGGATGAGTTGCCACTCGTCCAGGAGGAACCTGCCGTCCTGACCGGCACTGTCTACCCGGGCGAACGAAAGTTCTCGAACTCGGAGATCCAGACATTCAAGCGGTGTCGACGCAAGTGGTGGCTGGGCTGGCATCGCGGACTGAAGCTGCGCGATGAAGATCAAACGGGCGTGCGTCAGATCGGCAACCGCCTTCACCGCGCACTCGAGGTCGCATACACTCCCGGCGGCCCGATCCACGACGCACTCCTCCCGGCGCACGAAGGCATCGTCGCGCATGACCGAATGCTCGTCGTCGCATCGAATGCCGACCAGTTCACGCTGGATCAATTCACTGCCGACGTAGACCTCGAGCGGATTATGCTTGAAGGCTACATCCAGTGGCTCGAGGAGACGGGCGCGGACAGTAACCTCGAGGTCATCGCCGCCGAGCAGTACGTGGAGGCGTGGATCAACGAGGTGCATGCCGCGATCATCGGCAAGATGGACGTCATCGTCCGTGTGCGCACCACGGGAGCGTGGCGCTTCATCGACCACAAATCCGTCGGCACGCTCACGCAGCCGCTCGAACAGCTTCCGCGCAACGAGCAGATGCGGCACTATACGCTTCTTCAGTGGATGACGCGACCACCCGGCCAGCGTGTCGATGGCGCACTCTTCAACATGCTTCGTCGCGTCAAGCGAACGGGTCGCGCGAAGCCGCCCTTTTACGCGCGTGAGGAGGTCTTCTACAATCGCCACGTTATTGAGAACTTCTACGATCGCCTCGTCAACGAGATCGCGACGATCCAAGACGTCGAGGCGCAGCTCATGCACGATCCCAACCTGAACGACCCACTACCTCTCGTCTACCCCACGCCGCTGGGCCAGTGCTCGTGGGACTGCGACTTCGTGAAGATCTGCCACATGTTCGACGATGGCAGTCGTGTGGAGGACGCAATCGCCGCACAGTACGAGGTCGGCGACCCGCTGTCCTACTATGATCGAGACAAGGAAGGAGTGAACGAAGAATGACGAAAGAAGACGTCCTCAGCATCCTTGCGCACGGCGATTCCAAGGTCGGCAAGTCCACGTTCACGAGCACATCCCCGACTCCCATCCTCGTCCTCGACGCGGAGGGCTCGTGGAAGTTCATCCGGGAGCGCGGCTTCAAGTCGGGCAATCCGCTTCGTACCCGGATGTGGGACCCGATGGGCCCACCGCCGCGTCACGACGACACCTGGGACGTGTGCCGCGTCAATGTCACCTCGTGGGAGACTGTCCAGCGCGTATGGACATGGCTCACGCAGGGTGAACATGACTTCGTCTCCGTGATCCTCGATAGCGTGACGGAGTTGCAGCGCCGTCTCAAGATGAACATCGCGTCCGACGGCGTGATCAAGGGTTACGACGGATGGGGTGCGCTGCTTGCTCGGATGGACACCATGCTTCGTGGCATGCGTGACTTGACACTGGCACACGGACCCGTTAGAGTCGTAGTGTTCATCGCTGAAACGGCTGAGCGCGCCGGTCGTTTCGCACCCGTGATGCAGGGTCAGATTCGCGACCAGATGCCATACTGGGTCGACATCTGTGGGTACATGTACCAAACGTCCGCTCTCTCGGCGGATGGCACGGCGACGGTCAAGGAGACGCATATGTGGATCTCCCCACATGAGCGCTTCGTTGCCGGCGAACGGGTGGCAGGATTGCTCCCGAGTGATCTCATCAATCCCAACATCACACGCATGCTCGACACGGTCTACCCAGTACAGTCAAACTGACGCAAACACACAGACGACAACGAACAAAGGGAAACGAGATGGCAGAGTTCGACTGGGCGGCGCTTCAGAAGGAAGCGTCATCCACGGTTCTTCCGGACGGCGACTACACCGTCATCGTCACGTCGGCCGAAGCGACCACAGCGTCGACGGGCAAGCCGATGATCAAGCTGAAGCTGGCGATCGCCGAGGGTCCCAAGAAGGACCGGACGCTTTTCACGCAGTTCGTCCTCGCCGCTGAGTCGCCATTCGCGCTGCAGCGATGGTTCGCCAACCTCGCATGCTTCAGTCTCGATGCCGCGTACTTCGCGTCGAACCCGAACCTTGAGCGCATCGCGCACGACCTTCTCAACCGCGGTGCCGTGGCCATCGTCGGTCACCGCGAGTGGCAGGGTGCGGACCGCAACGAGGTCCAGGGGTTCCGCCCGTACGCTCCCAATGGGCCGGTTCCGACCGGAATGATCGTCGGGCCGGTTGCGGCTGGCCCGATGGTGAGTGGTCCGATCGCTGGTCCTCCACCCAGCACTCCGACTACTCCGAACCCGTCGGCGCCCGTGCAGGCGACGCCGACGGCAGCGCCGCCGACTCGCCCGTTCTGAGGTGTGGCAGTTCGAGGCTCGTAGTTAGCGGCACGGACGAGGCGGGGCAGCACATGGTCGGGACGCCTAGCTGCCCCGCCTCTTCCATAAGCGAAGGATGACAATGCTGATCGGTTATGGCAAGCTGGGGCGAAGCATGCCCCTCACATTGGAGAAGTGCGGGAACCTCGGCGGCGATGTTGAGATGGTTGCCGTCGTCAAGGAGATGGCACTACGACACCCCAACGACACCTTCATTCTCCTGGGTCGAAACACGGGTGAGGAGCCAAGTAAGGTCGGCCTCCCGATGAACGTGCTAAACCCGTGGATCGAATGGGCACCGGAACTTCGCGCACGAATGAACGCGAACGGTATCAACCATCCGAACTTGAGCATCGAGGAACACTTCAAGGTTCAAGCGATGTTCGACGATCTCACGCTTGAGACGTTCATCGCGCTGGACGGGTTCGTCCAGTGGATCGGACAACACGGCACGTCGAATTGCCCCATCCCGAAGGTCGGCAACCCGGGTGAACTGACAAAGCCGCAAGACGCGTTTGGGTACTATGCCGGGTTCATGCTTCGTGGCATCAACCATTGGCGCGATGCGGACCCGTGGAACCGCGAGGAGGTCAACCTCAATGCGGACGCGAGAAACCTCCACAAAATGCGCGACCTCAAATGGCCGATGCGTCACCCGGTCCTCGGCCAGCACAACTCGTGGAAGAACATCAAACACGAGCGCTACGGTGATGGTCGCGACTGGGAGGAGTGGTCCGCTGCGGATTACGCCGCGCTTGAGCGCCCCGAAGATCGTGATCGTGTATGGCTTAGTCGCGTATACACCACGTATGCGCGTCTCGAGGTCAATGGGCTACGACCCGGCACGCCCTTCGGTGATCTCATCAGCTTCAATGATTCATGGGACGATCGCGGACACTTCGGCCTCTTCATCAACGAGGCACGATCCATCGGCATCAACCCAAAGATGTCTCGCCGTGTCATCTTTGACGAGTGGGTCCGTCCGCTTCTGCCGGACTTCGTACACGGCACATGGTCGCCAGCCTCGCTTCAAACGATGGGCATGAATATCACGCCCGTGGCATGGGACCAGTATTATCCGAAGCTGCACAGCGTCCGCTCCACGTTCACGACGCCATCTAGCGGAAGCGGATGGGCAACGGCTAAGCCATGGGAAGCGTTCGCCGCTGGCACGGTGTGCTTCTTCCACCCAGCGTACGACGACCAGAACAACATCCTCAGCGATGCGCCCACGTGGCTGCAAAACTGGCTTCGCGTCAAGACGCCCACTGAACTTGCGGTGCGGGTCTCGTACCTGAACAGCACCGCCGGGCAGCGCGACTGGGTGGCCATCGTGAAGGCACAGCGCACGCACTTCGACAACGCGCTGACGGACCTCACGTACATGCGAATGATCGAAGAGAGGATCTGGAAGTGAAAGCAGGCGAAGTCGCCATTGTGACCACCTCCATCAACAAGACGCCACTCTCATACATGGAGTGGGCTAAGCAAGGCATCATCGTATGCGCCGGCGATCTCAACACGCCACCAGATCTTGCCACATATGTACGAGGCATGGGCGGCGTGTACCTCGACCCGTCGTTCACTTT